GTTGTGCTGGTACAATAACGAATCCCATCATCGTAGCTGTATTAAAGCGTTTGGCTGTATCTTCCTGTTGAATCCAAACCTGTCCTAAGAGTTCATTTCGGGGTTTCATATAGATGACTGGTGAACCTAACCGAATGAATCCTAGAATCTTTCCTGAGTTCTTTTCCATTACTGCCAGTTGAACATTCTTACCAACTGGTGCTTTATTGATATGTGATGAGGTAATGGCAAGTAATGTTTCGAATTGACTACCTGGAATTTCACACACTTCAATATCCATATCTTTTGGGTGCATGGAGAAATCAGAGAATAAATCGTCCTCTGGTGGAAATAATGATGATGGTAAATCGCTGAGATTTTTTAACTTCTCATCACGCATGTATTCTTCTGTACTTCCAATATTACTAAAATAATCATGGAAGGTTTTGGAACAATGTAATGCCTGTTCTCTGGTTAATATCATAATGTACTTTTAAAATAACCTATTGTTTGTATTAAACCATCTTGTAATTGAACCTTAGGTTCCCAATTTAAAAATTGATTTGCTTTTGTAATATTTGGTTGTCTTTGTTTTGGATCATCTTCTGGTAACTCCCAAAATACAATTTTACTTTTTGAATGGGTTAATTTAATAACCTTTTCAGCCAATTCTAACATAGTAAATTCATTTGGATTACCGAGATTGATTGGACCCATAATATTTGAATTCATCATCTTCGTGATACCATTGATTAAGTCAGCAACATAACAGAAACTTCTTGTTTGTAAACCATCACCATAAATTGTAATATTCTCTCCTTTGAGTGCTTGAAGGATAAAGTTACTAACAACTCGACCATCATTTGAAGCCATCTTAGGACCATAAGTATTAAAAATGCGAATAATCTTTGTATCCACATTATGTTTACGATTATAATCCACAAACAAAGTTTCTGCAGCACGTTTGCCTTCATCATAACAAGAGCGAATACCAATTGGGTTTACATTACCCCAATATTCTTCCGTTTGTGGATGAACAAGTGGATCGCCATAAACTTCTGATGTTGATGCTTGTAGAATCTTGGCACCTGTTCGTTTGGCCAATCCCAACATATTATATGCACCCAAGATACTTGTTTTCATCGTTTGTATTGGGTCGTGTTGATAATGAACGGGTGATGCTGGACAAGCCAGATTGTAAATTTCATCCACTTCAACATAAAGTGGGAAACAAATATCCTGTCGAATTACTTCAAAGTTTTTATGCTCAAGTAAATATTCTATATTCTTTTTATTACCAGTAAAGTAATTATCTACACAGAGAACATGATGTCCTTCCAATACTAATTTAGTACATAGATGACTACCTAGAAAACCAGCACCTCCAGTCACTAGTATTTTTTTCATACTTTAAAGCCTTCAAAGCTCTTCTTAACATGTTGGATTTTATTATGAGCACCAATCTGTTGGTGACCAGCATCAGCAATACCATGTTGTGCGGATTGTTCAACATCAAACAATTTCATTTTGGCTCTATCAACACCAATCGTAAATCGTTTATGGAATGTTGGATCATTATATCTATTCTTTAATTGTTTTACCATCATTTGGCCAAGTTCTTCCAATTCTTCAGAAGAAATCAAAGCAAACATTAAGTCCGCGGTGGCGGGAAGTCCGAATGATTCAGACGTATCTTCAAGTCCTGGATCACTCGATGTAAATCCTGATCTTGTAGTCTGTGTCGCAGATACAATAGGAACATTACACTCAACAGCAAGTCCCCTAAGCTCCTCTGCAATAGATTTAACGTATGTGTATGAATTAATATTCGCACCAGCCTTAATACGAGAGCTGCAACAAATATTAAGGTAGTCAACAAATATAATATCAGGTACGAAAGACCTCTTGAGATTAAGTTCATTTAGTAAAGTCCTGAAGTGTGTAGCAGAAGCTGCTGCGGTTGGATATTCTTTGATAATCAATTTGCCTGTACATTTCTCACGGACACGAGCAACCTTCTTATCATATAAGTCTTTTGGTAATTCGGTTAAATCACCAATGTTAGTATTCAAAAGATTTGCATCGATTCTTTCGGCAATTTTTTCTTCTGACATTTCTAATGTAATATATAACACATTTTTACCTTGGACCATTGCCGATGCAGCCATATGACACATGAATAAACTTTTACCGACTCCGGTGCCAGCTAAACAAATATTAAGTGTTTTGTTGGGAAGTCCACCTTTGGTAATTTTATTGAAGTAATCTAGGTCAAAAGGAATTCGTTCCTCTTTACGATGATAGAATTCATATCGTTCATCGGAATCATCCAAGTAATCATGGCCAACGGAATTATCAAAACTGATTGCTAAGGCATCCGAAAGTATCTTGGGTATTGCTCCCTTTTCGTTGGTCTTATCTTTTCCATCAAGAATAGAAATTGATCCTAATACGGCATTATAGATTGCCTTCTCTTGACAGAACTTTTCGGTTTTATCAACAAGCCATTTAATATCAGAACTTTCATTCTTGAGAAGTTCAATTTCTTTGATATAATCTTCACACTTCGTGACTTCTTCATCCGAAAGATTATTTTTTTCTTTTACGGCAATTGAAAGTGCTTCAGTTGTTGTTTGTGTGTTATAAGATTCTGTAAATGATATAATTTCATTAAATAATGTTTTCTCGGTTCTGTCCGAGAAATATTCAGGTTTAATAAAGGGTAATACTTTTCTTAAATACTCCTCGTTATAGACGAGGTTCTTCAGTATCGCTTGTTCCAGTTTCATCAATTATATCACTTTCCATATTTGCCGACATAAGTTCGACAAGTAAATCGCCAATGTAATTCTTAAAATCATTATCTTTTTCCATTTTTTTCGGTTTACTTACGGTGGATTCTAACACATCGTAACCAAAAAGTAAATACATTTGTTCATTTTTTTCTTCGAACTTTACCTTACCATATTTAAATGTAGTATCTTTATATGGACCTTCTAGGAGTTTAATATTAACTCCCTGAGCATCTTCTTTTGGGTAAATAAAACAATAATCAATTCCTTCAATCATCTTCCACTCCATTTGAGGTAATAATATCATCAAAAATATTTTCAGATCCACCTTGCATAATATCTCCGGCAGAAATTTGGTATTTACTTTGAACAAATTCTTGGAACTTTTTGCTTTTGAGAATAGGCATCCAGAATTCTGAAGTATCAGTTTCTTTAATACGATATTTCTTATCTTCTATAACGCCATCCTGGTCCACCTTTGAGTACCAACCATTAGATGGTTTAACAACAAATCCACCATCAAGTGATATATCAAGTAACCCACTCCAGCGGCTAATGCCACCATCATGGCGAACAGTAACAGGGATTTTAGATTTTTCTCGGACATATCTCGACTTCTCCACATTGATAATAAAGTTATAACCAATAACCTCAGTACCTTCTTTTTCTTGTTGGCGACCTATAACGAAAATGTTATCAGCTGAATAGTATGATCCTGTTCCACCGCCAACGATGGCTTTAGGGAACATACCAATTTCCATGTAAGTATGATTTACTACAATCATTGGAATATCTTTAAGATTCAAATGTGGAGTTACCATACGGAATAATGATTTGACTGCCTTGGCTCTAGACATATCACCAACAGTTTTACCTTCAAGCGCATCATTCACTTCTTTGATTGATGCTAAGTTACCAATTGAATCGACTACAATAATCAAATGTTCACCACGCTCAACTTCATTCAATTGTTGCATGATATCAATTTTTAGTTTTTCAATATCAGTAATAGGGGTATGTAACACACGATTAGTGTCAATGCCGAAGGAATCAAAATAGGACTGCGGCGTTCCAAATTCCGAATCATAGAATAAAAGGGCTGCATCGGGATATTTGTCCAAGTAAGATTTTGCCATCAATAAACTAAAGGCAGTTTTAAAATGTTTAGATGGACCGGCCCACATTGTAAGACCTGGTGTTAAACCACCATCTAGTTTACCGCTGAGTGCCACATTGATAATAGGTACCGATGTGGGAATCATATCTTTATTTGTAAAGAATTTTGATTTGGATAGAATAGCCGAATCTTTGATACTACTATTCTTTTTGATTTTATCAAGAATACTCATTTATTTCCCTTTTCACGAAATGCTAATTCAGCATCATAATCATACTTAGGTTCTAATTTATTGGATTTCCTATTTGGAAATCCTCTTTTTTTTGGTTGTGTGACTGGAACTTCTTCAATAGAAGCAATATTTTCTTTTTCAACTTCAATACGATCTTTATCAAACAACTTAGCCTTGGCTTTTAATTTTTCAAACCATTCTTTGGTTTCATCAACTTCTTCCTCTGTTGGTCCTATCACCTCTTTCTTTTGCATTAGAGAGATATTCGCTGCTATTAATAATAACACAGCTAGCGGGTCAAATACAACCATTATAATCATAATTACCATCTTTACTGCTTTATCAATACCATTTTCAGCATCACCATAAACTAATTCTGCCACATATTTAATTGGTCCAACATCGGCAGTTAATTTAATATCGTCCCTTAGTAAAGGCAATTTTTTCTTCGATATATCAGTTAATTCTTTTTGAGTAGTTTGGATTTGACGATCCAATTTATCACTTGCTGTGGATGGATCTTTAGCACGAGCTAACAAATAATCTAATTTATTTTTAGCAATACTCTCTTGTGCTGTGAGTGTTTTTAATTCAACAGTATTAGCATTGGAGTTTAAAGTAGAATCTATATGTGCTTTGGCCAAGAAACCAAAAATGCCCATTGAAGTAATGAGCATAAGAATCAAAACGGCAAAAGTTAAGTAAGTTCGTAAAAGAAAAGGTGCGACCTTCCAATTACGATATAACCACGAAGCAGTAACCAATTTACTAACTTCTAATACGGATCCCATCAATACGACAGGCCAAAATGCACCCACAAAAATGACAGCAAGTCCAATTACGGAATAATAACCTGCAATAGCCGATAAAGCAATTGCACATAGGAATGTTAAATAAATCATGTGAAAAAGTCCTCTAAACTACTTACCTTTTCTGTATTCCATTTCAAACAATCCAATATCACCTTAATTGGTTCAATAAAAGATTTGGAAAATTGAAGTTCATAATCAATATATTCTTGTAATCCGAATTCTTTTGGTAACCGACTAGGGAAAGATATTACAGTATCCTTAAAAGGATTAGGCATTTTAAGATAAGTGTATTTTACCTTTTCGCCTTCTTGGATGAGTGGATATTTTTTAGTAAGTTTTTTCTCTTTAAGATAGTGGTTATACAATATAGCACCCTTAACATGAATCGGTGTACCCAATTTATATAGTGAGAGTGCATCGGAGTATTTAGCCAATCCGTTAAGTCCACGAGGCGAGGAAACCTCTTCGGCAGGCAGATTCATGAAATCAATTTTAGCCTGTTTAATGAATTTATGAATATCTTCTTCCGTACCACGCATCATGATGGTAATGGCTTCTCGCATCTTCTCACGAATGGCAGATGGTGTGGAAGATTTAATCATCTCTAAACCCATCACCTTCATTTGAGGTTCATTGTATTGGACACCTTCATTATTATATACATTTAGAATATATCGTTTCTTGGCAGTCCAGATACCTTTATCAGATAAACCTTCACGCTTCATCTGCATCTTTTGGTCGTAGGCATGAACATAATCAGCCAATTCAGTATAAGAAGCATCGATAAAAGGTTCAAGTTTTTCTTTACAGATTTTATCCATAATAGAAATTACTTTTTGTTTATCCGATTGATCTTTGACAAACTTATTAACCAACTCTCCCATTCGTAGGTAAATTGAATCAGTATCAGAAGCAATAACATAATCAGCATTTTTGGTCTCCAAAAGTTTGTTCATGTATTCATTTATTTTGTTTTCTATCCAACGAATACTTAATTGGCCAGCAGTCGTGACACCAAGAGCCATCCGCAAATCGTAGAAACGGAAATACTGAGAACCCAAAGCACCATAAGCAGAGTTGAGAGAAACTTTTTTCGCCAATTGGATGTTGTTGTATTTTGCAATTCGTTTTTCGATTTCATATTTTTTTGATTCGTCTGTTTCATGTTCATATTCCTGCTTAGCTTTCAACATCAACTTCTTAAATTTACTCCTATCCGTATACATTTCTTCCATCATCTTAGGTAAGAAACCTTGAATATCGGTACGGAAGAATTGGCCATTAGGAGTTAAAGATACACGTTGAAGCTTAGATGTATCTTTAGTTTTGCTCAGTAATTTCTCAACCGAAACGCCATCAGAAAGAAACTCACGCATTTCTGGTGTATAGTTTTCTGGTTCAATCAAAGTTTCAGGAGAAATATTGTATTGCATCATCAAATGAGGATAAAGTGAATTTAAATCGAATGAAGCAACCCAATCATGCTTACCTACTTGAACTTCTTTAACATATGCACCCTCAAACATTCCATCTTTTTCTTTGACTTCTCTTGGTGGAACAATAATATTCTTTTCGAAAAGATAAGCATATGTCATTGAATCCCACATACGAGTTTGTGCAAAGACATCATCATAGTTTGTTTTTGTATCGTAAGCCAAGGTTATGGCCAATTCAAGTAATTTCAACTTATCTTCCAGCTGGCAAATAAGTTCAACGTCTTTAATGTTGTACTCGATAAATTTTTGAAAGTTTAACCGATACAATTCATTAAGACTATCATACTCATCATATGAAATTTTACTTTCACCGAGTTCCACATTAGCAATAGAATTGAGTTTGTAGGACTCTTGTGACTTACCGCCAGGAGCATACCATTTGTATAGTTCGATGTAATCTAATGATGATACGCCTACAATATCATAGGCAATCAATTGGCGCCCCATGACCATTGTTTTTCGTTCAGTAACAAAGTTCCATGGAGATAATTTCTTCATGGCATCTTCACCAAGAATTTTCTTAAAACGATTGATGATGTATGGTATATCGAAAAACTTTGTATTCCATCCTGTAATGATATCAGGAGTTTTACCTTGCCAAAGGCTCATGAATTGTTTACACAAAGAATGTTCATCTCTGCATTTTACATAGATTTCTTTACCTTGAGTTTCATAAATTCCACAAGCAAACACATAAGTTGGACCATTGATATATTTAATACAAATAGCCGTGATGGGTTCATTCGCTTCGTATGGATCGGGAAAACCATTCTCAGATCCAACCTCAATATCAATTACTGCGGTAAGAACTTTCTCTTGGTCGTAATCAACCATACCGTGGTGTTGATCAGCAATAAAGGCATATTCGAAACGAGTTTGACCATAGATTTTATGGCCATTGGAAACTCCATCAAATTGCTTAATGTAATCTCTTGCTTCACGGGTGGTACCAAAGATTTTTTGGTCGAGATATTCACCTTCAAGTGAGGTGAAGTTAGTTACTTTTTTGGAAGGAATGTAAAGAGAAGGTGAATATTCAATCTTCTGTTTTACTCGTTTGCCATCAATAATGCCACGATAAAGTATGTTATTACCGAAACATTGTACATTAGTATAGAAGCTCAAGTTAACCTGTAATAATTTGTTGTTTAGGAGGAACGATTAGTCCGGAACCAAAGATTTGGTTATAATTTGAAATAAAATCTTCAGCAGGAATATAGGAGTATACAACATGTTTCTTTACAATGGCAATAGTTACATCTGATTTTTGTTCTCCATGAATAGGGAACGGAGAGAAACCAACACTAGGTTGTCCATCTTTACCACGAACAACTGCAATACCAACTGGATTTACCAAAACGAATTCTGTTTCGGATTCAGATTCAATCTCACCGAGTAAATCTTCACCAGTAACTAATTTAAATGCTAAAATTTTCATATTTTTCTCCTAGAATTTGGAGCGGGATATTGGAATCGAACCAATAACGGAAGGTTGGAAACCTACAGTTTTACCATTAAACTAATCCCGCATGATGTAATCATTATACTACAAAAATTTTTATATGTAAAGCCCTAAGGCCAACGAGTAAGGTTTCGTACCTTCTCTAATTCTTTTTGCCTAAATTGCTCATTTATAATTCTATTGAATTCATCATCTTCATTTTTAGCGTCCTGTTCTTGTACAGGATCACGACCAGGAATAGTATAAATTTCAATAGGTGGAATGCCACCTTTTTCTTTTGGCTGTGTCATATTATCTCCTTAGTGGTTGCGGGGGATGGATTCGCACCAACGACATCCGGATTATGAGTCCGGCGCTCTGCTCCTGAGCTACCCCGCTATAATATATAGTCATTATTGAGAATACTGTTTTATGTTTAAGAGAATTCAAACGAGCCCCGTAAGGGACTTTATCGTTATTATACTTCTCTCCTGTGTTCGTCATGCTGTGTTAGCATACAGCGTTCTCAGCTACCTGAGGATTACTACCAGGATAATGTTCTTCCCTAACAGTTGGGATTGCTTACTCTTTTGCACACATTCTCAACAATGCCTTCTGTCCCTAAACAAAAGGCTTTGTGTCTTTCTTATCTTTTTGCTTGGCATAAATTCGGTCAAGCATATCTAATAATTCTTTTTTGGTTAACATTCTACCCCAAGAAGGAGTAGTATTAGCTTTCACTTCATTAACTACTTCTTTTTTCTTCATTCTGAAGCTACTGGCTCTGCATCTTTACCAAAGGTTTGAGTCTGCAATCGTCTTGCAATAGCTTTTTTAATTTTAGGAATATGTTTCTTACGAGCACCTTCTAATAATTTAGAAAGTTGTGCAATATTCAAAGGACCTAAATGAGGCTTACCCGTTTTAGTTCTCATAGGATCTTTGATTTGATTTCTTTGATTTGCGCCTTTAGTTGCCATGATCTTTTCCTTTTTAAGAATTCCATTTTGGAACCACACTAACCAGGTTTCCTGTTTGCTACCGATAACTCGGTTCGTTTAATGTGGCTTCAAAATGGAGCGGTGGTCTGCTATGCTCAGATAATTTTAAGAGGGTATCTCAAATCGTACTATTACACACCGCATATGAAACATAATACACTACTTATACAAGAATGTCAACACATTCTATGGTATACTTGGTGGGCCTTGTTGGGTATGATCCAACGACCTACCGATTATGAGTCGGTTGCTCTAACCAACTGAGCTAAAGGCCCGAATTGTTATAGTGAAGCACATCAAGGTGAAATAAACTTATCAATAAATCCTCAAACTTATTGATAGAGGTTCTGGCTTACCAATCCCGACCGTTTAAGGTTTAAATGTGCTTCACTATAACAACTCTTTTTAGATTTCTCTAAACGCCTCATAGCTTTGTTACTTTTTTTGTGACTCCCAGCTTTACGAAACAATGCCAATTTGACAAGATAGTTTCGAGGTTGAGAAGTAGTTTTCTTTTTCATGATACTCTCCTTTAAATAACCATTATACTAGACTTTAATTAGTTTGTCTAGTAACATTTTTGGTACTGTTGTTTCGGTACAACACTAATATAATTTATATCCAAAAACATCTTCAAATCTTTCATTTCTTGATATATCCAAAGATTTGGTAAATTCAACAAACTCCGTATAATTTTGTTGTGTGTCTGTTTTTAAAGCTTTTAAAATATTTTCTAATTGTATGTTGATTTGAGAAAACTTTTTATCATTAAGTTTATATATTGATTTCGTTATTTCATCTATTGCTTTAGACCTCAAATCACCATTTAAATTTAAGAAATTTAATGCTTTTGGGCTACTTATAGGATGAGCCATAAAATAAATGTTATTATTAATATGTAACATTTCATTATAGAAATCAGCAAGAGATGAAAAATCTAATAATGTGTAAGCAGTAATTGTGGAATGGATGGTTGTTTTAACTGGAAGATTTACAAAAATAATTGCATTTTTATAAACAGTATTCCAATCCGTACCTTTGCGTTGATATTCAGCTGTCTTACCAACACCATCTATACTAAGATTAAGATTTACTTTATCAAATTTTAAAAGTTTTTCTATAAATTTTGGATTATAAACACTAACATTCGTATATACTATTAATTCCATTTTTTCATTTCTACCGATGGAAATAGCATAATCCATAAGATCATAATATTCTTTCATCAACAATGGTTCGCCACCGGTGAGAAACAATCTATTTAATGTGTGTATAGAATCAAAAACTTCTTGTAAGTTTTGGTCTTTCATTGTCGAATCATCCACATTTACAAACCATGTAGATAAAGATGGATTACGATCTATTTCTCGTTTTATTTCCACACTATTTTTGGCGTTACACATACGACAACTATAATTACATAAATTACTGGTTCTTAACTCAATATGTTCAACAGGTAGTTCTGTTTCTATTGTGAAAGAATTTAAATCGGAATATTGTGGATTATCATCATTATAATGTTGTCTAATACTTTGTAGTCCTTCAGATTCTTGATTCCAACAATGTGAACAATTGGAAGGTTTTTCACCTGCTAAAAATTGTTTTTTTATATTTTTAAGATGTTCACTAGAACGAAATTCCAAAGGACTAAGATTTAATTTATTATTATCTGCACAGCATACACTAGTGGTATTACCTTGAACAAATAAACTCATCCAAGGAGCAGGACAAAAATTATTACTATTCATTTAATATAATTTATATCCAAAAACATCTTCAAATCTTTCGTTTCTCATTTCATCTAATTTTTTAGTGAAAGAAACAAAATCTTCCGTATTTTTTGGTTCTGTATTTTTTAATATCGTTTTAATATTTAATAATTCTTGTTTTAATATATCAAAATTTGGTACATTTAATATTTTCAAAGAGGCCTCTATTTCTTTAATTGCTCTTTCTCTCAAATCAAAATTCATATTTTCAAATGAAAGTTCTTCTGGACTAACAACTGAATAACATTTGGTTGCAATATTATTATTTAATTCATATAATTC